TCAGCGATGCTACTTGCGGCTACTTGGTAGCCGGTGCCATCGCTTAATTGGCCCGCGTCTTTGAAACACGGGGATGCGGTCGAAAGATCTCATCCCCGTTTTATTAAGAAGGGAATGTTTATGCGAACTTTTAAATATATTTTGGCGGCACTCGTGGGCTTCACTGCCCTGACCGCACATGCGAATGGCCCTTGGGTTGTCCGTTTCCAAGACGAAAAACTTCCGACTCAGGTTGAAACCGAGCACGATCAGATTGTAAACCCAATCGCAGCAAGCTCGAGCCTGCTTAAATCAGGTGCGGCTATCAGTTCAGTTGCAGCTACGACCATTTCAACTTTCTCAGCGCAGCCTGATTTTCCAAGAAACGTCACTTTGACTCCAACCGGGACGACTTCAAATGTAGCAGCTGGCACCGCTGTGGTGAGCGGTCTTAGTATCTTCGGAAAAGCAATCAGTGAAAATTTCGCGATCACGAGTACACAAAGCACTGCAACTACCGGATCAAAAGCATTTAAATCCGTTTCTAGCGTTGTGTTCCCACAAGCATCTGGCTCTAGCGTGACATTGAGCATTGGTGTGGGATCTAAAATGGGTCTAAGACGTTGCCTCGATCAAGCTGGCTTCATGAACTTCGATGTTTACGGCGGCGTGTACGCAGCAACTCGAGGCACCGTAGCCGTTGACTCAACTCACATTGAGAGCAACACTTATACTCCAAACTCTGCGGCAGACGGCGCTCACAATTTGGATATCTTTTACATACAAAATTTTAGATGCTACCCCGGTCAATAAAAATTGATAAGGGAGTAACATGGCAGAAAAGTATGTCTTTAAAGGAAACGCTCTGGTTAGCGGTAAAATGTTTCATGCTGGCGCAGCTTGTCCGGCTAGTCTCGTGGATGAGCTACGTGCTTCGGGACTTATCGAAAAAGTTATCCCAGTTGAAACAAAGTCTGAAAAGCCTCTTGAAAAATTACCAGAGCAGAAGCTCGCTGAGTTTAAGGAAAAAGAAAAACGTCAGGAAAAGTAGGTAGCACATGGGTTACTGCCAAGTCTCAGACGTGCAGGCAGACTTCAAGACGTATGTTTTCAACTCAACGTCTGTGATCTCTAGCACGACAGTAACAGGTTTTATTAACGAAGCCTCAGCGCTAATTGATTCGTACGTTGGTGGAAGGTATCAAACACCGATCACTGGCACGCAGTCTTTGCTTCTTATGTCCCTTTATTGCAGGGCGCTTGTTGTGTCTCGTATTCAAGGGATCACTGAGATTAAGCAACAAACAAATATCACCGCCAATCAAACAGGCGGCGGACAAAGTGCCGGGCTCACCGTAGCGCAGGTTCTTAAAAATTTGTCTGATATTCGAGACAATAATACTTTGCTGTCAGACGCTACTTTAAAAGTAGCTGGCGCTGGGTTCTATTCGAACAACTACGAGCAAGGTGTAAATCCACGGTTTCGCAAAAATCGAAGGCAGTGGTGAGCAGTGGCAAATAGCGTTACTTCGTATGTAGTTGATAACGACAATAGATTTCGAGCCGCTCTTGTAAGAGCGAAAGACGCTGTAGGCGATCTTCGAATTCCTTTTGGTCTTATTTTGGCGGACTTCTATAAGTCTGAGCAGGCCATTTTTAATTTAAAGTCAGCCGGGCAGTATCCAGAAATTTCAGCAAAGTACGGCGCTGTAAAAGAAAAAAAAGTGGGTTTTAAGTATCCTCTTTTGGTGAGATCTGGACGACTTGCGGCTTCAGTTCTTGGCCCAACAAACCCCGGATCAGTTGCACAGATTGGTGCGACAACTCTTATTTTTGGGACGAATGTAGAGTACGGCATCTATCATCAATCGGACGCACCTAGAAAGAAGATCCCACTTCGTAAGTTCTTATTCATTGGCCCTGAAGCGCCACGCTTTGCGACTAGTGATCAAATGGGTAGGTTAGAACGTTGGATGAATATTCTAAATGACTATGTGCTCCAAGTTGCGAAGAGGGACGGTCCTTTCGTATGAGCAAATTTAGGCCTGAAGATCTTCTGAACAACGTCAAAAGTTTATTGGTCATGTACCTAAATAATAAGATTGATGCGATCGAATCTGAGCAGGTGACGAAAGGTTTGCCGGCAACGAATCTCGCTCACGTCGATCCGACTAAGGGTTATTTTTTGCAATCATGGAGCGACAAGGCTTTTGCTCTAAGCCCGGCCATTTTCTATGGGATTGAGGATATTAAATCGGAAGGTTTTGGACCGGCGACAAAGCAGGAATACCGGGTTTTTGTTGAGGTTGTTTACGTTGATTCGTTGCAAGATCTTTTAGTAAATGCTCGAATTTTTCGTTACGCAGAAGCTATTAAAGAGGTTTTCGAAGAGCATTACGCAGATTTATCAAACTCTGCCAAAATAAAAATAGAGACAGTTCGCCCAGTTTCCTTTAAGTTAGATACTAATACTAGCGAAGAGGTTAGAGTAGGCGGCGTTTCACTAATCACGTCGCTGGCATAGGGCGTTTAAAGAGGGGGATCTCAAATGAGCGGTTTAAGTGCTCCAAGAATTTTATTCGGTGTCCATTCCATTTCACCATATAACCGGGCTGACAAAACTCCCTACGGGATTTTGAAAGTAATTGGCGCTGCAAATATGTCGCTAAGCTCTTCCATCGACACACTCTTTGGCGGATCAAATAAATTTCCATGGGCAGCAGAAGCTAAGAACGTAGCCTCAAGCCTTGCTTGCAAAGTGAAGGCATATCCTGGATTTCTTTTCACTCAGTTCATGGGCGCTTCGAGCACGGACAATGCCGGCGAATCTTTGGCCTCAGTGACAGCGCTTGCAAATTTCAAAGGCACTTCAATCATGAATGCAACGACTGGGATTGCCTCAGTCGGAATTACAAGCGCCAATGAGAGCAACGTCAAATTCGGAAAATACTTAGTTGTCGCAGCAAGCTCGACGACAGTTAATGTGTATGCTTATTCCGACGTGGATTTTCCACGCGGTTCAACCCCACTTTCTTATCAAACCGACCTTTTAAAGATTACCGCAAGCGCTTTGACTATCTCTACCACTGGAGCGATAACCGTTATTCCAAACACTGGACTACAGTTTGTTGGCGGATCTGGCACAATCGGCATGACCGTTGGTGACACAGCAACTTTCAGTTCACGTCCAGAAAACAGCGTTTCAAGTGATATCATTATCGGAAAAAGCAGCACTATCTTCCCAGCCTTTGGTGCGATTTTTGTTGCTCAGAAAAGATCAGACGGGGAAATGTTTGAAGTGGAAGCTTTCAATGTGATCGGCTCTGGTTTTCCGCTCAACCTTGATGAGTACGCTTTTTCACAGACCGAGCTAAAGATGGAATGCCTTTATGATTCCGTTCAAGACGCCGTGTTTGCAATCCGACACGTTGTTCCACTCACTGTAACCTGATTCTTCAAAAGGGCGCATAACTTGGGCGCACTCCTTATAGCACCGAGGCAGCTTATGACTGTCTCGGTGCAGTGTTTTCTACCTTCTTAACAATGAGCTTTAGACACCGCTTGCAGGTGACTTTTTGTTTTTCATTGGTGAAGTAATAGGCATCTAAGAATCCACAAGCGGGCATGTTGTCAAAGCGCGGATGCTTATAGGTACGCTCGAGATGGATGACTCTCTTTTTCACTTTTCAAAATCTTTCTTTTTTGGAGCGAAGTGCAAAGCCGCGTACCGTACCCACTCACTGATGCTACCTTTGGTGTGCCCGTGAGCCTGAGCAATGAGCAGCTTCATTTCTTCGGCATTGACTCGGAATGGAACTACGATTTTTCTCACGTTCGGATTTATTTTGGTGGGCTTAAGTTTTTTCATTCGAACAAACCTCTAAAAATTTTCTTATGTAGCGCATAAATAAAATTCCTTTATCCTTTGCTTTGAAAGTTGCGTTACCTATGTCATCAATCGGAACAGGAAAAAGAAGAGTGCCGTCCGATGTTCTATAGTAGAGATTTTTATCTCTATAAAATTCGAAGGTTACTTCACCTTGAATCAACTCTTTTATTAGCTTCAAATTGTCCCCGAATCTTCTGAGATGCCTACTCCGATATTCCAAGAAAGTATTTCAACGCCGTCTTTTAAAAGGACGACGCTCACGTAATAAGCGTTGTTGTTTTCAACGTCTGAAATTCCAGTGATTTGGATATCCGCTTGGCTGTCGGTTATCGTGTAGGTTTTGGTTTGTCCAAGGTTCACCGTTTCAACACCCGGTGAAACCGAGTTGCCGTTTGTGCCGGTCAAAACAGGCGAGAAATTGAAATCAGTATCTTGCCCGGTAACCTGCATTGTGTACACGTGCTGATCTGAGCCCGGAGCATTTGAGGCAGGTGCACCGCTTCCGGCACCGCCGCCTGAGGCACTTCCACATGCTGAAACTAGTAAACTTGCTATCAAGATTAAGTACTTCATGAATACAGTGTAATACGAAAACGTATTACAAAGCAATAGTAAAATACTCCTTTGAAATCAAGCTATTGTAATGCTATTAAAATGAGATGAGTCTAATGTTACAGGATTTGGTGCCAGAAGAAACGAGTTTCAAGCTTCACAAAACAGGCAATAAGCAGCACGCAATTTGCGCTTTCAGCCTTAGGGTTAGAATCTGGATTCAGAAAAAGTACTCTAACGAAGCATTTAAAGAAATTCTTGAAAAGCAAAAAACGGCCGAGATCGCAGAGCTTGTTTATTTCATGCTAAAGGACAAGACTGATTTTCCAACGCTTGATGATTTTTACGATGCGATTAGAACGCCTGTCGATACGCTCGAAATTTTTAAGTGCGTATTACATTCAATGGGAATTTCTGACGACAGAGCGGCTGAGCTTGCTAAGGAATCAGAAAACCCAAAAGCCAAGGCCCCGAGTCAGATAGCGTAACTGACTGGGGCGAAGTCTTTGACCGTATCGCTACACGCTACCACTATACGCTAGATCAGTTTTTAGATCTCACGCCGCGTCAGCTTCGTTGGATGCTAAAGGCGATTGGGTACTCTGAAAAAATTGAGTTCTATGAGCGGTTTTCGTCATACGCTCTTGTACACGGTGCAAAGGTGCCTAGCTTTGAAGAGTTTTTCGGTCTACCTTATGAAGAGAAGAACACTTATGCGTTTGATCCGAAAGCGGCAGACGCAATGGAAAAAAGAGCATTGCAATTACTTGAAGAGCGAAAGAAAGCAGCGTTGTTGAGACATGGCGGATGACAATCAACTTCTAATAAAAGTAAATGCGGATACCTCTCAAGTCGGGGAAGCTTTCGATGCGCTTGCAGCGAAAACCGGCGGACTTGGCGACGTTCTATCTGCGGCGGGAACTGCGTCAGCGCTTTCTTTTTCCGCACTTGTGGGTGTGGCCGGTCTTTCGATCAAAGCATTTGGTGAATCAGAGGCTGCTGCAAGAAAACTCACGCTTGCAATGCAAAATCAAGGCATTTACACAGATGCCCTTTTTGAATCCTATCAAGCCTACGCTGACGAGCTGTCTAAGGGTACTGGGATTGAAAAAACTCAGATCACAAATGCGCAATCTATTTTGCAAACCTATGTAGGTCAAACAGCCGTAACAAAAGAACTTACGCTTGCAACGCTAAACTACGCCGCTGCAACTGGCACTGATTTGAATTCGGCTGCTGAAAAAATCGGTCGCACCGTAGGCACAAACTTAAACGCATTTGCTAGGCAAGGCTTGCAGCTAAATGCAAACGCCACTGCGACAGAGAGGCTTGCTCAAACCGTAGAATTTTTAAACACCAAATATGCGGGAGCAGCGGAATCCGCTGACAAAGGCGTAGGTAGCGTCAAAGGTCTAAATAGCGCATTCAAAGAAATGCTATCCACAATTGGAAGTGGCCTAGCGCCTGCTTTCACCGATCTTGTTGGTGGATTGACTCGAGTGATCACTGACTTTAAAGAGGGCGCACCTGTCATTGGGCATATGATTGTGGCTGCGGTCGATATCGCCACAAATGCGATCGTGCACTTTATCTCTTTCTTAGGAGATTTTGGCGACGGGTTTATCAAATTTGCGTCTGGAAAATTCCAAGCCGGCCTTGACCAGATGAAAAACGCCTATTCAAAATCTAATGAAGATTTTAAGGCAATTGAGGCTGCTAGAGAAGCAGACGTTCAGAAAACGATTACTACACAAAATCAAGAGCAATTGGCGGCTGCAAATGAAAGAGCGGCACGACAAAAAGAATTTGATGATAACAAAAAGGCTTTAGAGAGGGCAACAAATCAATTAATTTTGATGGAAGCTCAAGGCGCATCTGACGAGCTGATTAAGCTTAAGCAAAAAGAAATAGCAGTGCTCAAGCAAATGACTTCAGATAAGTCAAAAGCTGAGCTTGATTCGCTTAAGACGTTACGTGCTTCTATTGAAGCCGAAGAGGCCACTGCAAACGCCGAAGAAAAACGCCGAGAAGTCGCCTTTGAAAAAGACATGGCTTCGGCTAAAAACAAAGCTAGATCTCAGGGAATTTCAGACGGATTAAAGCTCACGAAAAAAGAGACAGCTGATATTCGAAAAGAAGAGATGACTCAGAAGGACGCTGAGAAAAAGGTCTACACTGACGAACTAAAAGAGCGAATCAAAGCGCACAATACTTTCTTGCAAGAGCAGATCAAATACGGAACAGCCTACGCAACAATCAATGAGGCAATCCACTCAAACGAAGTGCAGGGCGTGAACCGTGCGACAGCCGATCTAGTTCAGTTACAAAATTCAAAAAACGCCACTCTCAAACAGATTGGAAAAGAAGCAGCCGTTGCGCAGATCATTATTCACACCGCTGAATCAGCCATGAATATTTTTGAGGGGTTTTCTTCGATTCCTTTCATCGGATATGCGCTAGGTATCGCAGGTGCAGCGGCGGCCATTGCTTACGGTGCCGAGCAGATCAGTAATGTGCAGGGAGCTGCTCAAGGTGCCTTAGTATCAGGTGGAGTACCTGGACGAGATTCAGTTCCATTCATGCTTTCGCCCGGTGAGCTAGTTGCACCAAAGCAAAATTTTGATGAGGTCGTGACAGGTGTGGCGCAGCAAAGAGGCTATGTAACAGGGGAGCAATCTCAACAAGGGCAGCAAAATGTTGGTGTGCTTATTTCTTTTGACGGTCCCAATGCGCAGCAAGTTCTAACCGCACGCCGTTTAGAAGATCAAGCACTGGGAACTTATAGAGCGAGGACATCGTCATGATTACAGGGGGAGCAAAATTTTTCAACACTTCGCTTTGCTTAGCCGCAAATGGTGCGACTGGAAGCTCAACGCCAAGCAATGGGAGCACTACTGCTCTAAATTGTTTGGACCGGAATCCTTACACCTATTGGTACACAAGCGGAAGCAGTGACGCGACTACTGAAGTTTTGACGATCGTACTGCCAGCGTCGTCCGCCATTTCAAGGCTGTTTTTGGTGGACCACAATTTCAAAGCCTACTCAGTGAAATATCTAAACGGCTTTGGTGTGTGGACTGACTTTACAAACGTAAAGGGATTAGACGGCGCAACAAGCGGCGGCAAAATAGTAGAGACGGCGTTTGCAGATACTACGTCATATTATGAGTTTGATCAGGTGAGCACTACCTCAATTCAAATTTCGATTTCGTCCACACAAGTGGCAAATAAAGACAAGTTTCTAAATACTCTAATCGTCACTACTGAGATCGGAACGCTTGCGGGATTTCCTACGATCAAGGCTGTCGTCGTTGATCGAAACTCGAAAATCAAAAAGACCTTGTCCGGTCGCTATAGCATTCAGAAATCTGACGAAACAGCGGCATTCGTTTTAAGCTTCAAAACTTATCCAAGCGCTGTGACCTACAATGTGGACATTGATCTCATGATGACGCTTCACGATCTAGACGCTCCATTTTTAGCATGGCTTTGTGGCGGAAGGCGTGGGACCGGATATTTCAACTACACGCTAAGGGGATTTCGGCTAAAGGATATTTATCAGATGCAAATTGATAAGGCGTATAACCTTAGCTACACGCTTAATGTTTATAAAAATTCTTTGAACGCAGAAGTAAGCATGCAGGAATCAATTTAAATGGGAAGCTTCACGCCGCCGATTCAGCCCGGCACTCGGTACCGAGTTTACATGACGCCAAGAACGGGTCAGTTTACCTACGGCACTGAGATTGAGATTACTGATCACGTCACCATTCAAGGGATCGGAACGACAAAGCGAGCAATTGATTCACAGGATTACGAGATCGGCGTTTATTTTTACAGCGATTTGCAGCTAGTCGGGTCAAACGACAACGGATATTTCAACGGTCCAGACGATTTGCGATCAATTTTCCAGTACAACCGAGATCTCACAAAATGCCGGGTCGTTTATGAGAACACCACTGGCGATACGATTGCGTATTATGGGCTGCTTCAAGATCAAGCCACAAGAATAGATGCAGTCAATGAGACCGTGACCTTTAGAATTTTATCTCTTGATAGCATTATAAGCATTACACAAGTGACAGGCGGAACCGTAGCAAGCGGCGTTACTTGCAAGTCAGCGATGCTTTCAATTTTGAATCAGGCAGCCATTTCTAGCGTGCTTTCAATTAGCAGCGTGAATGTGACTCCGGACCTAAATTTCACAATAGACATTGGCGACGCTTTTGACGACATGCAGACTCAGGACGCATTGAATCTTCTTTTAGTTGCAAGCAATTCCACAATGAAAATTTCTTCAAGCGGCGTGGTGACGATCCAGTCTCGAGCAGCAAACAATGTTTCGGCTTTAAATCTTTACGGTCCCTACGATGAGCTAAGACGGCAAAACGTGATCAATATTCAAAACTACAACACCGGACTTCAACGGATGTTCACAAGCGTCATAATCACAGATGCAAATGGTGTAGACACCACTTTTGACAACGTGCCACTTGCTCAGACCTACGGCTATAACCAGACGGCGCTCACGTTTCCTTTTTTACTGGCAAACGGTAGCGTGCCTTTGGTCGGAAAAACAATTTTGGCTGAGTTTTCTTCACCAAAAGTTGAGATGGAAGTGGAAGTCCCTACGTCGATTGCAAAGAACGTGGATTTGCTCGATCTAGTTTCAGTTAACTGGCCGCTAAGAATTACACCTATTACCGACAAAATGCTGCCTGTTATTGGAACCTCAGTCATCGGAAACTCGGCATACCCACTACCAAATAAAAACGGCAGTCTTTTCGTATTACCAAACGTCGCTTTCAAGGTGATAGAGATCGACAATGACGCAGTAAATTTCACGACGATTTTAAAGCTGCGACAAGTAGGCACAACTATAAGTGACGGGTATTTCAACAATCCAACGAGTTCAGTAATCGGATTTGCAGTGATCGGAAGCGCTGCAATTGGTGGAACCGGATCGACTGACGCTAAGTGGAACCCGTCTGCACTCGGTGCAGCAAGAGTAGGTAGCACTGTACTTTCACATTAAGTTAGACTAGGTTTTAGAAACAAACGAGGGGACGAGAGTAAATGAGTTCAAATACCTTAAATAATAGGTCAATCGGTCAGACCATTCTTGATACTTTTTTCAACGACATTCACTCAGCTCTTGACGGCGATTTTGTAGGTCGCGGCGCAACTGGAATCCCGACCGCAGGCCAAAACCTTGGCACGCTACCTATACCGTGGGGAACTTTATTCGCAACGTCGATCAACTTAGGCGGATCGGCTCTTGATACTTCTAAAATCACAAGCTCACCAAATCGAGTAATCAGCGGTAAAACGCGCTCAAGCTCGAATCAGCCTGCCTTCATTACTCCAAACGGTGCGGCTGCAAGCTTACTCGTTGCAGGTGCCACAACAAATTTACAACTTTCAATCGTTGGATCAGGTGTCACAGTAAACACCGATATCACAAAGGGATCTCTCACCACTGCGCCTAGCTCAAACAACACAGCAGCAGTGAACGACGCAACGCTATCCGGCGCCGCAAATACAAAAATGTTAGGTGAGTACGGCTCATTTGGCAAAATCACAATCGGCACCGTGGGATCAAACATCACAGCGCTTGTTGGAAAATTTGCTACATTCAAAATAGTTCACAGCGCTGCTACTGAGTACTTCGTTGCGTTTGTTGAAAGTTCAACTTTACTTTCGCATTGCATGCGCGGATTTTTCTATGATTCAAGTTTAAACCCAATTAATCCGGTCGCCGTTTCAAATGCTGACACTATCACGCTCATGAAAACAGGTTTTGTTTTCATGACCAACGACGCTTTGACGGTAGACGTAACTTATAATTTTCCGACCTACTCAGCGATTTCACCAACATCCCCAGCAACTGGCGATTATTGGTACGATCTAGTGAATCAGGTTTGGAAGCGTTACGATGGCGCATCCTTCCAGATTATTAACCGAACACTAATCGGCATGGTCGTGATGGATTCAAGCAACTGCGTCGCCGCAAGGTGTGTCGATTTTGCAGCAAGCTACTCAGCTGAAAACACTTTGGATCTTGAAATTAACTCAAGCTCTACAACAATCATCCAGGCAAAAAGAGCGGGTCAGCACGTAAGCGTTGCTGGCAAGCTGATTGATTTTGGACTTCAAGGCGTGCTCCCTACTTGGGTCGGCGCAAACAATTACGTTTCAGCCGCAGACTACTATGCTGCTTTCACGCTAAGCACTCCTTACTATCTTTACGTCCGTGACGATGGCGGAATTCAGATCTCTGATATCGCACCACTCTACAGGCCAGATTTGCAAGGCTGGTACAATCGGCATAATCCATGGCGCTGTGTTGCCTTCGCTGCGACCGATGGAAGTTCAAACTGGACTTGGGTTGATTCACGCCAAGGTGAAAAAGTAGGCCCGCTCTCTGAACTTATTTTGGATTCAGGAAACGGCTACGGCGCAACGAGCACTAAGATCAGACGATTCACCAATACTC